CACTATTGAGACTGATGAGGACGACCTAATGGGTGGTCACACACTAGTCAATGGAAACATAGTCTACAGGGAAGGCCCTGTAATCAAAGCGATGAGAAAAGGTGCTGTCCTTCTCTTAGACGAAGTTGACTTGGGTTCTAACAAACTTATGTGTCTACAATCAGTTCTTGAAGGTAAAGGATACCTAATCAAGAAAACTGGTGAGTGGGTGACTCCTGCAAAAGGTTTCACTATCCTTGCGACTGCAAACACCAAAGGTCAAGGTTCAGAGGATGGAAAGTTCATTGGAACTCAAATCATGAACGAAGCGATGTTAGAGAGATTTGCAATTACTATGCAACAAGAATATCCACCAGTGACAACTGAGAGAAAAATTCTTTCAAAAGAAATGGAATTGACTGGAGACGTTGATACTGAGTTCGTTGAGAAACTAGTAGACTGGGCAGACATAATCAGAAAAACCTACTACGAAGGTGCGATTGATGATGTTGTCACTACTAGAAGACTTGTTCACATTGTCAATGCATTCAGAATGTTCAACGACAAACTGAAGTCAATCCAAATGTGTATTTCTAGATTCGATGAAGAGACTAGAAATAGTATTCTTGACCTCTATTCTAAGATAGATGCTGGGGTTGACTTAAATGCAGAAAACCCTGTTGACGAAACAGAGTCTTCAGAGTATAATGATTAATATGTTTGGTAAAAAGAAAACAAGTATTGATTACAAGTATAACGAGGGTGAACTCTTAAAGGAGTTCGCCAGTTATATTGACAAGACTTACGACCAACATTATAGTTTAAACAAATACCAGTCTACTGAGTTTATAATCGACAGTGGTCATGGTGAGGGTTTTTGTATCGGGAACATATTAAAGTATGCACAACGATACGGTAAAAAAGGTGGTAAGAATAGAGCAGACCTTCTAAAGGTTTTACATTATGGTCTATTCATGCTTCATGTTCACGATAAACAGGAGACTAAATAGTGATGAAAATAAGTGATAATACAAGGGACGTTCTAAAGAACTTCTCAACAATTAACTCGGGAATCAGAGTTAAAACAGGAAACAAATTGGAAACGATTTCCAATATGAAAAACATTCTTGCAGTTGCAACTATATCTGAGGAGTTCCCTCAAGATTTTAGTATCTACAATCTGCCTGAATTCTTAGGTGCGACTTCTTTATTAGAAGACCCCGACTTTCAATTCAATGACACTTCGTTGTCAATTACAGATAATAATTCTGCAATGAATTATTTCTTTGCAAGTGAAGGTATGGTTGTTGCACCCGATAAGATGATTACTATGCCTGATGCAGAGATTACATTCGACTTATCATCTACACTACTTAATGACTTGAATAAAGCATCAAGTGTTCTAGGTGTAAATGATTTAATTCTGAAGTCAGACGGTTCTACTATCACACTCGAAGTGACTGATAAGAAGAACACAACTTCCAATACATTCTCAAGGATTGTAGGAACAGGTGACGGAACCACTTATCAAATGAACTTTAAGATTGAGAATCTAAAAATCTTAGATGGAAACTATACAGTATCAGTATCAAGTAAAGGAATTTCATATTTCAAAAACAAAGATATTGAACTAGAATATTTTATTGCATTAGAGCCTGATTCAAAGTATGGTGTTTAAACTAAATACTTTTAGTGTGAATATTGTGCCAGTCTCTGCAATATACACGGGAGTAGTCCCTACTCATCAAAGGGTGGACTACACTGTAAACTCGGTGGGGAGTTTACTCTTATGAAACAAGAATTTTTATACGTAGAAAAGTATCGTCCTCAAACTATTGAGGACACTATACTTCCTGCAAGACTCAAAACTACATTCCAAGAATTTATAAAGAACGGTGAGATACCAAATCTCATGTTATGTGGTTCTGCAGGAATTGGTAAAACTACAGTTGCAAAAGCACTCTGTAATGAAATGGGTGCAGACTTTATTGTAATCAATGGTTCAGATGAAGGAAGATTGATTGATACACTTAGAACTAAAATCAAAAACTTTGCATCAACAGTTTCACTCGGTGGTGGTTCTAAAGTTGTAATCCTTGATGAAGCAGATTATATTTCTGCAGAAAGTGTTCAACCTGCATTGAGAAACTTTATAGAAGAGTTTTCCTCAAACTGTAGATTCATATTCACTTGTAATTACAAGAATCGAATTATTGCACCTCTACACTCTAGAACAACAGTCATTGATTTTACAATGACACCTGATGACAAACAAAGACTTGCAGGTGTATTCCTCGCAAGACTCATGGAGATTTGTGACTTAGAAGGAATTAAATACGACCAAAAAGTTTTAGTGGAACTTATACTTAAGTTCTTTCCCGACTTTAGACGTTGTCTAAATGAAGTTCAGAGATATGGTGTGGGTGGTGAGATTGATACAGGACTTCTCTCTACTCTCAACGAAGAGAAACTCACACCACTCGTTGATATGATACAGGACAAAAACTGGAGTGGTGTAAGAAAATGGGTTGGAACTAATTCAGATAATGACTTCAATACACTTTACAGAAAATTATTTGATACACTTGAGAAAAGATTGGAACCTAGTTCTATTCCTGCATGTGTATTATTGATTGCAGATTATCAATATAAGTCTGCATTTGCAATGGATAGTGAGATAAACTTCATTGCATGTCTAACAGAAATTATGTCGGAGTGTAAATTTAAAGATGGGTAAAATTAGAAAATGGTTTAATAAGTTAATTGATACGATGGTAGAGAAGTCTATGCAAAGACAAGCAGACAAATTGTTCATGAAACATCAAGTGAAAACTACAGATGGAGATAATACATAATGGGACAATATGATGATAAAGTAGAACGACAAAGACTTTTATTACTTGCAGAGAAGTGGGCAGAGGGTGTAAAGGCAATCCACGCTCATTCACTTGATTCAATGTGGTATGATATTAGACCACAAGATACTGAGGATGGTAAATCAGTATTAGATATTGAATACAATAGTGGTCTTATTAGAAGACAATGTGACGATGGTTCTATCGTTTATTTCGGTAAAGAACTTAAGAGTGACGAACTCATAGATGCATACACAAGAGTCAGTAGTCCGTCTGAAACACAAAAAATATTACATGTCTAAAAGAAATCCTTTTGACTTCGTAAAGGATGTATCCTACACTAAGAAGGATGCGATGAATGACGAAGTAGATGAAAAACAATATCAACCGTTTCTAACAAATAAGGCTCTATCTTATCACCAAGATTCAGTCTTTTTTTCTAATGAAATGAACATCAGACACGGTCTAGACAACCGTCTTCAATACCTTTTTTTCCTAAATACTTTAAGGAAAAGACAAAGGTTTTCACAATGGCAAAAACCATATGTGAGTAAGAAACTTGATGTCATAAAAGAATATTATCAGATAAGCACAAAACAAGCAAAAGATTATATGAGTATCTTATCTGATTCCGATGTTCGTAAAATGAAAAAGAGAATGAAAACTGGTGGAAAAGATAATGTATGAACAAGACCAATTAGTCGAAAAGTTAGTAGAAGTATCCTTCGAGGAACGTGACGACTTTCTAAAAATCAGAGAAACCCTATCAAGAATCGGTATTGCATCTAGACGTGAACAAGAGTTATTTCAATCATGTCATATATTACATAAAAGAGGTAAATACTACATCGTACACTTTAAAGAATTATTTCAATTAGATGGTAAACCTACAACTATAGAAGAGAGTGATATAGGTAGAAGGAACACTATTTGTGGACTTTTACAACAATGGAATCTTCTAAAAGTATTAGAACCATCTAGAATAGAGGAACCAAAAGTTCCTTTATCGCAGATAAAAATTATCCCATATAAAGAGAAAACTGAGTGGAAATTAACCACTAAATACTCAATTGGTGGTCAATAATCCCTAAATATAGGGTTATTAACTAAAAACGGAGGTTCTATATGTTCTCAGGAATTATAGACTTTGTTATGGGAATTTGGAATCTATTAATGATTGTACCAGTTGTAATATCAATCTGTTCAGTCATAGTAGCATTAACACCGACACCTGCAGACGATAAGTTGTGGGCGAAAGTGTATAAATACTTAGAAGTTCTTGCACTTGCAATAGGTAAGGCAAAGGATAAAAATCCACTTTTGGATAAGTAAATATAGGAGAATATTATGGAATTTTTGATATTTCTAATCATCATCGCATTAATAGTTGGTGGTGTGTATCTCTTCAAGGACACTACTAATAGTGCCCCTGTTGTAGAAAAGAAACCTGCTCCAAAACCAAAAAGCGATGTCCCAAGTGTTGCACAATTGAAAAAGTTAACTAAACAACAATTGTTCGACCTTGCAGACAAAAAATCTATTAAGGTTAAAAAGTCAGGTACTAAAGCAGAAGTAATCAAACAGATATCATCTGCAAAGTAGACTTAACTTAGTCAAGTAAAGGGTGCAAATATGCACCCTTTTTTTATATAAATAGAGGTATGGAAGAAATATTTAATTTGATAGGTGAAGTTGGAGTTCCAATTGCAATGGCATTAGTCATGGGATTCTTTATCTTTATGGTAATCAAACAAATATTTGAAGGTATAGTTGACTCAATAAAAACACTTACAATGTTTTGTGAATCATTAGAGAATCGTGCAAGAACGATGTCTAACGAAATGATTAAGATAGACATGTTAGTGTCAAGTGCATTAGAGTTAAGACCCGATATAGAGAGAGTTGCACGTGCAGAAAACTTTATAGAAGACGGTAAACTTGATGTGAGAAGGGACTAATGGAAGAGACCTCTACAATAGTTCAACTTATTACCGATTACGGATTTCCAGTTGTCATGATGGTTGGACTAGGATACTTCGTATATTATGTGTGGTGGTTTATTGGAGAAAAGATAGACCCTGAAATTGAAAAGATGCATTTTGCATTGATAAGAGTGATAGACCAAACTAGAATGTTAGACCAAGACCTAATTCGATTAAAAGAAAAGGTTGACGTAGTTCTAGAGTATCGTGAGAATGAAAAGAAAAAGAAAACTACTAAAAGGTAGTTATGATTTATACATAACTAACGCTTGTAATTTACATTGCACTGGTTGTAGTGTTCTTGATTATGGTGGAGATTACGATAATAAAGGTAAAATCACTATACCATATTTGAAGTTAGAAGATGTTAAAGACATTATAGAAAACTTCAACAGATTAGATTTATGTGTTGAAGAACTAAAAGTTCTAGGTGGAGAACCTACAACACACAAAGAACTCAGAGAAATTACTGAGTACTTAGTAGAAAATAAAGATTGTTATACTAAACTTACAATAGTCACTAACGGTTTAAATTTTTCTAAAAATATTTTAGAGATTTTAAAAAGTTATGATAAGGTAGTAATATCAATATATCCCGAATTGGGAGATTTTAGAAATAACATAAACAATAGTGGTATTTTTAAAAATATTGATATTGAAGTAGAATATTGGAGTCAAAATGTGTTCTATCGTTTTGGTGAAAAGTTTGAAGATGTAGAGTATGACGAATGGACAAATTGGAATAATTGTTATCAAAAAACAAATTGTCTATCTTTATCTAAGGAAGGATTATACCGTTGCACTATTCTTATGAACGAGAGAAGTGAAGGTGTCGATTGGTCTAATTCAGACGATATTACAAATTATGCACATCGTGATGAACCTTTAAATAGGTGTAAAACTTGTTATTGGCCTGCAAAGACAGATTTGTGGTCAAGTAATAAGTGGAAAACCGATTTAAGAAACTTTGATAAAGGGGTTCAAATAATTGAAACGGTAAACATATATGAAAAAGATAATATTGACAACACTACTATTCTCGATAGGTCAGACTAACGCAGACGTAGTACACAAATTCAAAAATCCATCCTTCAGTGGAATCGGAACTGGTGCTCATTACCTTACAATCGAAAACCAAGAGTCATCAAGGAAGAAAGCAATCCGTGATGCATTAGAAGCCGCAGAGAAAGCTGCTCAAAGAGAAGAAGAAAATTCAACTCTCGCAAAATTCATCAGAAACCTAGAGAGCCGTATATACGCTCAATTATCTA